GTGCTAAAGAAGGACAGATATTAATTAATAAGTTTTTAAATAGTATGCCAGCTTTGAAAAGAGTACGTGACTCTGTAACAAAAGCTGCATCTAAAAAATTAATTAGAGGTATTGATGGTAGACTACTACATATACGTAGTCCACATAGTGCATTGAATACTCTAATACAAGGAGCAGGAGCAATCGTATGTAAGCTATGGCTTATCAATATGATTAAACGTATTAACAGAACAGGTGTTGATGCTAAACTTGTAGCTAGTATACATGACGAGTATCAGTTTGAAGTTCTTAACAAAGATATAAATAAGTTTGGACAGATAACTAAAGATGCTATGAAAGATACAGAGAAACAGTTACAAATGAAGTGTCCTCTTGATAGTGAATGGAAGGTAGGCAAGACATGGGCAGAGACACATTAGTAAAAGAATTTAAAGGAAGAAAAGATCACGTTGATTATATTAAGCGAGGTATAAAAGTAGAGAATGAATTTATACATACAGCTAAGTCACGTGGTTATACAGTTGAGATAGCTAGTGAAGAAGAGAATATAAATAAACATATAGATTTATATTTAACCTACAAAGGATTAACAATTAGTGTAGATGTAAAGGCTAGAAGAACTGGAAATAAAAACAAATCTTTGGATGACGCATGGATTGTTGTTGAGTTTTTAAATACAATGGGTAATAAAGGTTGGCTGTATGGTGACTGTGATTACTTTGCATTTGAAAGAGAGCATGATTATGTAGTGTGTGAAGCAAAAGAGTTAGTAGAATTAACTGACAAAGTTGTAGATAAAAACACAAGAGTACAGAATTATAGTGATGCTGAATACAAAACATGGGGTAGAAGTTATCAAGGAAAACAAGACCTTATCTCAAGAATCGAGATGAGTTTAATACTTAATTTAAATAAAACATTTATTATGAAAAAATCTCTTGACATTAATTCAGAGGTATGTCATAATTCATTTATTAATAACAACGAAAGGAAAACACAAATGAGTGTACTAAAAGGAAACGCATATTGGGCTAGTATAGTTAGTCCAAATACTACATTTGATTCAGATGGAGTATGGTCGATAGATGTATCTAATCTTGACGAGAAGAATATTAATCAAGCTAAAGCTGATGGATTAGATGTAAAGAATAAAGGTGATGATCGTGGTAGCTTTGTTACTATTAAAAGAAAAGTGAGACGTAAAGATGGTAACATGAATAAACAACCTGAAGTGGTTGATGCTGCGAAAAGAAACATTGCTAGTACTATGATTGGTAATGGTTCAGAAGTAAATGTACTTTATAGTACATATGAGTGGGAGTTCAAAGGTCGTTCTGGAGTCTCTGCTGATTTACGTGCTGTGCAGGTAACTAATTTAATACCTTATAACGTAGATGCTGATGCAGATGAAGCTTTTGAAGTAGTTCCTGATGGATTTGTAACTGAAGATTCAGATGAAGAACTAACCTTCGCTTCTTAACCAACCATGAAAGGATGGAGAGGTACTACTGAACGAGTATCTCTCCATTATTTATTATGAAATCTATTGATACTTTAGTAAAAGATATATACGATTTGTTTGATCCTCTTGTAGAGGTAGAACTAGATGAGAAAGAAGTTGATACTCATTTAGATTCTTTTACAGAGAGTCTCAAAGAAACACTAAGAAACTTTTTAAATGAGGTGCCTGTTAAGAGACGTAACCTAAGACTCTCTGCTATAGGTAAACCTGCTAGACAATTATGGTATGATAAAAATTCTAAAGAAGAACCTAAACCTTTAGAACCTAGTACAAGAGTTAAGTTTTTATATGGTCATATGTTAGAAGACTTATTGATTCTTTTCTCAAGACTTGCAGGACATACAGTAACTGACCTACAAAAAACAGTACATGTCAATGGAATAAAAGGACATCAAGACTGTGTAATAGATGGAGTGTTAGTTGATTGTAAGAGTGCATCAGGTAGAAGCTTTGAAAAGTTTTCTAAGAATAAGTTATACTCTGATGATCCCTTTGGTTATATAGCACAGATCTCTGCTTATGCTGAAGGTAATGGAGTAGATGAAGCTGCTTTTCTTGCAATAGATAAACAGAATGGGAACATATGTTTAACTCCTGTTCATTCTTTGGAGATGATTAATGCTAAAGAAAGGATTGACTATCTTAAAGGAGCAATGGATAAAGATAACCCACCTGATAGGTGTTATGATGATGTGCCTGATGGTGCTAGTGGCAATCGTAAGCTCGCTTTTGGTTGCTTCTATTGTGAACATAAGCGTACTTGTTGGAGTGATGCGAATGAAGGTAAAGGGTTACGTGTATTCAATTATGCAAATGGAAACAGGTATCTTACGAAAGTTAAAAAAGCTCCTAATGTAGAAGAGGTTACAACATGGTAAATCATTGGGTTAGTTATGATACTGGAGAACCTTTCGTACCTAACCTAGATAAGTTTGGGTTTGTTTATCTTATAACTAATACTCAGACTCGTAAAAAATATGTAGGTTGTAAACAATATTTTTCTATGGGTAAGAAAAAGAAAAAACATAAGTGGGAAATATATACAGGATCATCTAAATATTTAAATGCAGATATAGAAAAGATAGGTAAAGAACATTTTACATTTGAAGTAATTGCAGAGTATAAAAATAAAAGAAGTCTACGATACTATGAAGCATACTATCAAATTAAATGGGATGTTTTAACTTCTACTATAGAAGGTAGTGATGAACCTGCATTTTATAATTCATATGTAGGTGGTAAATTTTATAGACCTATTGAGAGTTATAAACCTTTTACAGAAGAACATAAAAGAAAGATAAGTGAAGCTCAATTAGGAGTACCAAAACCTTGGGTGCAAGGAAAAAAAAATCCTAAGTATCAAGGTAAAGCAGAATTTTATCTTGATGGTAAACGAATGGTTGTTGATTGTTTAGGTGAATGGGCAAATGAAAATGGTTATAATAGAGGAACTTTGAATGCAATAGCACGTACAAATATGTATGGATTTCATAAAAATAAATATGTTAAAGGTGGTAAGAGAAGGACACTCTCTTATAAAGGACCTTTAGGAACTATAACAAAAGTAAAAAGATTAGGAAAGGAGGAAAACAAATGTCAGTAAAGGAAGCAATGTACAACACAGCACTAGCTGAGTTTGAATCACAAAGAGATAAAGCTATAACTAATGCACGTATATACTTACAACATCCTGTTGGCATAGGAGAGCATGGACAAATTGTTGATGAGTTTATCAAACAAATAAAGTTAGCTGCTGAAGCAGATGAAGCTGCGTCTATGTTAAAGGATACATTTAGAGATGAAATAATAGAGGACTAATGAATGAAGAATACGTTGAGATAATAACAGAGATAAAGGAACATGAGAACAGCAGTCCTGAAAGAATGTTGTTCTTATCTGTTATATTTCAAGCATTGTTAGATGCAACAAAAGAAAAGACTAAAGTAGAATCACCACGTACAAGTGTTGAAAGACAACATGCTCGTGCTTGGTTCTTCTGTAGTGTAGGTGTAACATGTGATAACTTTGAGTATATCTGTGAGAGTGCAGGTATGGATGCACAGTATACAAGAAGTTTTGCAATTAAAGTAATTAACTCAAAGGAAATAAAATATGTCAGACAAAGAATCAGAAGAGTCTTGGATAAATCCTGAACAAGATAGAGGATGGTCTCAAGAAAGTTATAGAGCATATATGAAGAGAAGAGATGCTGAAGAAGAAGCTATAAAAAAAGGTACGTATGAGTATGAGTATGGTAAACCTAGTGATAAACAAATAGGTGGCAGTCATTATAAAGATTGTGTTATACAACCTGTAGATTATATTGTTAAAAATAATCTTGACTTCTTAGAGGGTAATGTGGTAAAATATATAACTCGACATAAAACAAAGAATGGCATAGAAGATATTAGAAAAGTAATACACTATGCAGAGTTAATATTAGAAAAGAAATATGGAAAGGAAAAATAGATGGCATCATTACTAGGAAATAATTATTTACCTACTGAGTACCAATCATTTATACATATGTCTAGGTATTCAAGATGGTTAGAAGAAGAAGGTAGAAGAGAAAGTTGGAGTGAAACTGTAAGTAGACTTGTGTCTTTCTTCAAAGAACATATAGATAATAATTATGATGGTGTAATAAAAAAGAAAGAGTGGGAAGATTTAGAAGAAGGTATACTTTCATTACAAGTTATGCCAAGTATGAGAGCCTTGATGACATCAGGTAAAGCATTAGATAGAGAGAATGTAGCAGGTTATAACTGTTCTTATATTCCTATTGATAGTCCAAGAGCATTTGATGAAGTACTATATATACTTATGAATGGTACAGGTGTAGGCTTCTCTGTTGAAAGACAGTATGCAGATAAGTTACCTACTGTTCCTGATGTAGAGTTTGAACATACAGAAGATGTTATATCTGTTGTTGATTCTAAAGAAGGATGGGCAAAAGGATTCAGAGATTTAATATCTTATCTCTACACAGGTAGAGTGCCTAAAATTAATGTTAATAAAGTTAGACCTGCAGGTGCAAGATTAAAAACCTTTGGTGGCAGAGCTAGTGGACCTCAACCTCTTGTAGATTTATTTGACTTTACTATTCTTAAATTTAAAAATGCTAAAGGTAGAAAGCTTTCCTCTATGGAATGCCATGACATTGTATGTAAGACAGGTGAGGTTGTAGTTGTAGGTGGTGTACGTAGATCAGCTCTTATATCTTTATCTAACTTATCTGATCAAAGAATACGTACAGCTAAGACAGGTGAATGGTGGACTACTAATCCAGAAAGAGCATTAGCTAATAACTCTGTAGCTTATACAGAGAAACCAGATCCAGGTATCTTTATGAAAGAATGGCTATCATTATATGAAAGTAAATCTGGTGAGAGAGGTATGTTCAATAGAGCATCTGCTCAAAAGAAAGCTGCTGAGAATGGTAGACGAGATGCTGATTGGGATTTTGGTACTAATCCTTGTAGTGAAATTATATTAAGACCTAATCAATTCTGTAACTTAACTGAAGTTGTATGTCGTTCTACAGATACTATGACTACACTAACAAAGAAAGTTAAGCTTGCTACTATGTTAGGTACAATACAATCTACCTTTACAAACTTTGGTTATCTTAGAAAGAGATGGCAGAATAATACAGAAGAAGAAAGATTACTTGGTGTATCTCTTACAGGTATTATGGATTGTATTGAGTTAAATACTATTGATGGACTAGCACCTAGATTAGAAGTGTTAAAGAAACATGCAGTAGAAACTAACAAAGCTTTAGCTTACAAGTTAGGCATACCACAATCAACAGCTATTACTTGTGTTAAACCTTCAGGTACTGTAAGTCAGTTAGTAGATAGTGCTAGTGGTATACATGCTAGACATAATCCTTACTACATTAGAACAGTAAGAGGTGATAACAAAGATCCATTGACTGAGTTTATGAAAGCATCTGGTATACCTAGTGAACCTGATGTAATGAAACCAGAACATACTACTGTATTTTCTTTTCCAATGATGGCTCCAAAAGGTTCAGTATGCAGAACAGACATGACAGCTATTCAACAATTAGAGATCTGGAAATGTTATGCTAAACATTGGTGTGAACATAAACCTTCTGTAACTATAAGTGTTAAGGAAGATGAATGGGTTCCTGTTGGTGCATGGTGTTGGGAAAACTTTGATTACCTAAGTGGTGTATCTTTCTTACCTTTCTCTGATCATACATATCAACAAGCACCTTATCAAGATATAGATGAGAAGACTTATAAGAAGTTAGCAAAAGAAATGCCTACAGATATTGATTGGAATAAGTTACAAGACTTTGAGAAAGAAGATAATACGAAAGGATCACAAGAACTTGCATGTACTGCAGGTGTATGTGAGTTGGTAGATATATAGTTCGTTCACCTTGTGTTGGTGTATGTACACTAGAGAATGAAGTTTGTATTGGTTGTTTTAGAACAAGTAAACAAATAGCTGAGTGGGCATTTTATAATGACGAAGAAAGAGAAAAGATAATGAAAGAAAGTAAACCAGTATTTTCAACAGTAGATGCAGAGTTGATAAGAGATTTAATATTATTTACTTTAAAAACACAAGATGATTTTGCTGTACCAAATGAAAAGAAGAAACAGTTAGAAGCATTGTTTCATAGACTAGGTAGATTCAAAAAAAGTTCTTGACATTTTTTGTAAACTGTGCCATAATTACACTATAGAATGCCATAATGGGTTCTATTAATCGCTTAATGAAAGGATAAACAATGAGTGTATTTCATAATATAAATAGATATGCTATAGGATTTGATCATTTGATGGATCATTTAGTATCTCTACACAGCAACAATAACTTAACAACTAACGAATATCCACCTTATGATATTATAAAGGAAGGAGAAAGTAACTACAAAATAGAACTTGCAGTTGCAGGTTTTAAGAAAGACGAGTTAAGTATACAATTAAAAGACAACACCTTAACTATAAAAGGTGAGTCTAATTCTAAAAATTCTAATGGAGATTATCTTCATAAGAATATAGCACGAAGATCTTTCTCTAAAAATTTTACTCTTGCAGAGAATATAGAGGTTGGAGATGCTGAGTTTGAGGATGGTGTATTGGGTGTTAGTTTAACACATAACATACCTGAAGAACAAAGACCAAAAGAAATATCAATACACTAACTTAAAGTGAGGGAGTGTTTTATATTTCCTTTCACTCCCTCATAACATGGAGATAACATGAATACAGTTTACATAGGATACGATCCAAAAGAAGATACAGCATACGAAGTTTTAAAGTTTACTATAGAAAGAATATCAGGTAAGAACATACGTATTGTACCATTAAGAAGAGATATATTAGAACACATAGGTATGTATACACGTAAGTCTGAGTTAATACATGGTCAACCTTATGATGTTATAGATGGTAGACCTTTCTCTACAGAGTTTAGTTTCAGTAGATTTTTAGTACCTGCTTTAAATATGTATCAGGGTAAAGCTTTGTTTATGGATTCAGATATGTATTTACGTGCAGATATAAATGAATTATTTGATCTATGTGATATGGATTACTATCCTGTATATTGTGTCCATCATAAATATGAACCAGAAAAAACTACAAAGATGGATGGTAAAGAACAACAACCTTATCGTAGAAAGAACTGGTCTAGTCTTATGATGTTTAATTGTGAAAATGATTTAAATAAACAACTAACTCCTGAAGTAGTTAATACACAAACAGGTAGATGGTTACATGGATTTGGTTGGTTGCCTGATAAAGAAGCAGACATAGGTAGAATACCTGAAGAATGGAATTGGTTAGATGGTCATTCACCAGAAGATATGGATGCAAAGAATGTACACTTTACTACTGGTGGTCCTTGGTTTAAAGATTGGAAACCAAGAGGAGCAATAGAAGGTAAGTATGCAGTTGAATGGTGTAGTGATGCTGATTGGTTAAAGATGAAGGGTATAATTAATATGGATAGGGACTACATGATATGACCAAGATAAATTTTGTTACATCTTTTAATGAAACTATATATAATACTGTAGGTAATCATTTAATTAAATCAATTAAAACTAATTGGGAACCTTCTATAAAGTTTACAGCTTATCACCATGACTTTGATCCTAAAAATTATTCTATTAAAGATGTAGATTTAAAATCTTTAGAAGATGTAGAAGAATATAAAAATTATTTTGAAGTAAACAAAGAACATAATGGTACAGAAAATAATACTATACCTTATAACTGGCATCTTGATTCTCTTAGATGGGCACATAAAGTATATGCATTAACTGAAAAAGCTTTTGAATTAGCAGAAGAATCTAAAGATGCAGGATGGTTGATCTGGATTGATGCTGACTCTCTTGCTTCTAAAAGATTAGTACCTGATGATATACTAGCTATGTTACCTGAAGCTTGTGATGTAGCTTATAGAGGTGTTAGAAATTATCCAGATAAAACATTTTATATTGATACTTCTTTCATAGCTTTTAATTTAAATAAAAGACCTGCTCTTGATTTACTTGGTGACTTACGTGGTGCTTATAATTCAGGAGAGCTATTACAATATAGAGAGTGGCATGACTCTTTCTTAATAGAAAGATTATTAAATATTTATAAAGCTCATGGTATGAAGATACAAGATCTTCCACAGATCAATGATTACATTGCTCACTTTGAAGGTGTAGATAACATAAAGAACCTAGCTATTAGAGATGATAAAGGTAATAGATTAGTAGCTTTATCAGAAGATACAGTATCTCAAGATATAGTACCTAATAGATATAAACAATTAGCTGATGTTATAAGAGAGTATAAACCTAAATCTATTATAGAAGTAGGTACTTGGAATGGTGGTCGTGCTATTGAGATGGCTCTTGCTGCATTTGAAACTCAAGATGAGTTATTATATAGAGGGTTTGATTTATTTGAAGATGGTACAACTGAAACAGATAATGAAGAGTTTAATCTTAAAGCTCACAATACTAAGTCTGCTGTAATAAAAAGACTCCAAGAGTTTAGAAAAAAAATGATGGAGAAAAAGAAAGTCTTTACATTTGCACTAGGTAAAGGTAACTCTAAAGATATACTAAAAGATTGTGATGATTTAAATGCTGACTTTGTTTTAATAGGTGGTGGTAATAGTATAGCTACTACTAAGAGTGACTATGATAATTTAAAACATAATCCTGTTGTTGTATTAGATAATTATTTTAGAGAAGATGAAGATAAAAATAATGCACCAGAAAAATATCATGGTACAAATAAAATTGTAGAAAGTTTACCTAAAGGAAAAAAAGATGGTGTACGTAGATGGGTAATACCTTCACAAGATTTAGTACGTGGTGGTGGACATACACATTTAGTAGTTGTATTAAGTGATAATAAACTTGCTGATCTACCTAAAAAATTATTAAACGTACCTATAGTTGTACATCCTAGAGACTGTGTACCTAAAGATTTTATTAGAGATAATATTAAAAACAATTTAAAACTTATTGATACATGGTTAGGTAAGTTTCCTTTACATAATGGTAATGTTATTCTTGTATCAGGTGGTCCTTACTTAAATATTAATAAATTAAAAACACATATAAGAAACAATCCTGATAGTAAAATTGTATGTGTTAAACATTCTTATCCTAAACTTGTAGACAATGGTATACTACCTTGGGCATGTATTGTCCTTGATCCTAGACCTATTACAGGTACAAGTACACATGGTATAGTAAGAAAAGAATTATTTAAAAAGATAGAAAAGAAAACTAAATTCTTTGTAGCATCTATGACTGATCCTTCTGTTACTGAATACTTAATAGATAAAGGTGCAGAGATACATGGATGGCACGCATTTACAGAATCATTGCGTGATCCTGCAGAACAAAATAAAAAGATGGTTAATAATTCTGTTACTCTTAATCCTGATATAGGTATACCTCAAGGAGCTACTCTTATTACAGGTGGTACGTGTGCTGCTATGCGAGCTCTAGGTATCATGCATACTATGGGATTTAGAAACTTTGATCTCTTTGGTTTTGATTCTTGTATGGAAGAACCTACTGAAGAACAAAAGAAAGAAACTACTGGTTCTGAAGATGAAGAACCTAAACCTAAATATTTTAAGGTAGGTGTAGGTGAGCAATACTTCTGGACTACTGGTGAGTTATTAGCTATGGCACAAGATTGTGAAAGAACTTTTAATGATCCACCTATGGAAATGAATTTAAATTTATATGGTGAAGATACTTTAGTTACTGCTCTATGGAATGTATCACCTAAAAAACCAACCTTTAAGGAAACATTTAATGGATGATTATGTAGTACCTAAGAAACCTAAACCTTCTGAAAAATATTTAGAACTAATAGAAGCTTATAAACATTTACATGAAGATGATTCTAAGTTTCAAGGTATAAGTTTAATACCTTTTGCTATAGATATTTATGATATAATAAATTACAATAATTGTAAATCTATTTTAGATTATGGATGTGGTAAAGGTTATCCTTACAAAGAACAATATAAAT